ACGCAAAGAAGCAGAAGCAGGCGGCGGCCCGTTGTTAACTGCTATCGCTCAACAACGCAAAATTACACAAGAAGCATTAATTGCCAAAGTACTTGCAAAAGCACAAGCATATGATACTGCGGTAGGTGAATTAGTAGGACAACAGCAGAAGCACATTGATGACATTAAACGCTGTGAAACTATTAGAGCCGCGGCGCATGTTGCAGATGAAAAATTTGGAATTATGCCTCATCCGGATTTTCAACCGTATAAAAACGGTGATTTTAAGATTCACATCTAATCATATCCCACAATTTAACGTTTAAATATGCATATATACAATATGCACAAAGGAGTCATTGATGGCAAATAATAAGGTTGATAAAGAAAAATATTTGGATAGTTACAACACCCCCGACGATATGCGTTTTGATATGAGCGAATATGTTGATGTTCGTGTATCGTCTGATGAAGATGCTGAACTAATCAAGTATCTATCAAACGAAACAACAGCATATAGCGGTACACAGATTGAAGCATTTGTTGTAAACAGTGAAGTTACTGATCATAGAAAAATTAGACAAATTGCAATTGAAATTAGACAACGTATGGTTTCTTTGGGTGACAATAAATGGCAAATTAAAAAAGCAGAAAATAGAATTAAAAAACTTAAACGATTGATTGAGAAAGAAGAAGACGATCTCGAAATTGAACTATACGAAGAAGAAATTCAAAAAGCACGATTTGATATTGCATATACTCAGCAAAATATGTTGCAAAACGAAGTTGAAATACAAAGATTTCTAGATGTTCTTAAAAAGATTAATCCTAATGGTAAAGAAAGCACTATGAATATGCTTGAACACTACAAGGATAATTGGGAAGAAAAAGAACAAGAATATTGGTCACAACGTATGGCAAAACAAGCCATGATGGATATGATGACCATGGGTAAGATTTCCAGCGGTAATCTTGAAAGTATTATGGGTATGCCTCTTCCGATGCAAAATAAAACTATTGCACAAGCGATTGCGAATGCCGCACAAATGGAAAAAGGCATTATGGGAATTCAACACAAAGTTCGTGGATTACTTGCAGAAGCAGAAAAAGATAATCCAAACGGAGATCTACCACACTTGCTAGGACTTGATGGAGATTACGGCGGTGAAAAAACTAAAACTCAATTAAAAATCGGAGTTGACGAAAACAATGGCATTAAAGCGATTGATAATAAACCAAGTTCCTGATTACGAAATTGGGGATTGGGAGTTACGTGTCCAACGTATGAATACGTGCTATAATTGCGAACATATGGACCTTATGAATTGGGGACAAGAACGCGGTGAAGAGTATACCTATCAACGTATGGTTTGTGAAGCATGTAGTTGTGTTTGTTGGCCACTAACAAGTATAAACAAAGAGGCCGGATGTCCTTACAATAAATGGGAAGTATCAAATGCAAAGTGGCGAAGAATTCAACAAGAGCAAGAAAAAGATTTTTAGTATACCACTAAATCCAAAACTTACCATGGAACAGTTTACAAAGTTCTATGATGAAGTTGCAAAATACAAAGATTACATATACGATATCTACTTTACAAGTAGAGTACCTCCATTTGTGCAAGATGCAATGGGAGATGTTTTTGATGGAAATCAAGCAAATGATTTAATTCATAATGCTATGATATTTCAAACACAATTAGGTATTCCTCTTAGTGCTACATTTAATAACATAGAATGTCCTCCACGTGAAGATATGTTAGACATGTGGATTAAAAACTTCCGTCCGCTGTATGATGCTGGCATAAGAACTGTTACTTTACCGCATACCATATGGTTACTTAGTGGTAAAATACAAAGAGAGTATCCAGAACTTTTTATTAAAAATACTATTTTAAGAAATGTACAACGTCCAAATGAATTAGTCGAACTAGTAAAAGCAGGATTTAGTTACATTAACTTAGATAGAGATCTAATGCGTGATCGTGAACGTTTGTTAGAAATGAAACGTGCAAAGGAATACTGCATTAAAAAGTATGGCAGAGACATTAAGGTAAGTTTATTAGCCAACGAACACTGTTGGGGTAACTGTCCTGTGCAAGACGAACACTTTCAATATAACAATACAAGACGCACACCCTTTGAACCAACATATTTTATGACTCCATTAAGTCAATTTACCTGTCCTGCATGGGATAGACGTGATCCTGGTTACGAGTTAAAGAAAGCAAACTTACCACCATGGAGAGAAGACTGGGTAGAGTTTATTGACGAACTTGGCATTGATGTATTCAAGATGCACGGTCGTGAACATATTCCAAGATTGTTTGAAACAATGCAAATAATCAAAAATTTTGCTGAAGGCAAAGAATTAATGTGGGACACTTTTGACGATTATATCGATGATATGAAACTTGAAGGTACTCCAATTAATAACTGGCGCAAAAAAATTAAAACTTGTAAGTTTGACTGTTGGGACTGTAACTACTGTGAAAAAGTTGTTGTAGGAAAATCAAGACATAGATTTATTGAGCATATTAAGACCAGTTTAGAAAAAGCAGAAAAGGGCGAAAGCAAAATAAGTCCAGCAACTCTTAAAATTCCTGGCTTAACAAGCAATAAGATTAAACACTTTATGAACAATATGCTTAGTGCAAGCGATGCACGTTATGTTGAAATTGGCAGTTTTCATGGTGCAATATTTGCAAGTGCTATCGACGGAAACTATCAAAGTGCGGCTATTGCAATTGACAATTTTTCAAATCCTGAAATTGAACCAATGCGTGATATTCCAGGATGGACAGCAGAACAAGGAAATCCAAAAGACATATTAGAAAAAAATATTGCTAATCAAGGTAATATACTTGCTAAAATAGTAGACAAAGATGCGTTTACAGTTGTTGAAGAAGATTTAAACTTTAAGATTAACATGATGTTTTACGACGGTGATCATTCATACGAGTCGCATATTAAAGTATTAGATCATTATTATGATATGTTTGATCCCATCTTTGTTTATGTTGTAGATGACTGGAATTGGGGACAAGTAGAACAAGCAACACTTGAAGGTATTGCACAAAAGAATTTAAAAATAAGACATCAGCATATTATAAACACAAAAGGTGAAGATCCTGATGACTATTGGAATGGTATTGGTATCTTTGTATTAGAAAAACAAGATGGATAAAGTAATCAATAGTATCTGTATACTAGGAGGCGGCACAAGTGGTTGGCTTACTGCAAGTCATTTAACATACAACTTACCCCCACAAGTAAAAATTACACTTATAGAAAGTACCAAGATAGGTACTATTGGTGTTGGAGAAGGAACGCAACCTTTTACTACAGCATTTTTATATGAGTGTGGATTAAAGCCTGAAGATTGGATGAAAGGGTGTGACAGCACTTACAAACTTGGAGTTGAACTTGAAGGTTGGGCAGATGTACCTATATTTGTAGACAATGATACCAGCGATACCGCGGTATTAGGTAACGGTGTAATGATGCATGATTACATACTAGGTACAAAGAAAACAAAACAAGAATTTGTTGATTGGATTCCAAGTTATCAACTTGCACGTAATAATAAATCTCCAAAATTAGACGATCCAAGATTAGATTTTACATACGGACTTAACGGACAAAGTTGGGACGCAGTACATTTTAGAGCGGATAAAATTACAGAAACACTTAAACGCTCTTGTAAAGATAAACTAGAATATTATGACGACGAAGTAGTTAAAGTAAACGCCGACGATACTGGTATTACAGGATTAGAAACAAAAAACAACGGCACACTTACAGCAGACTTGTATATAGATTGTACAGGTTTTAAAAGTATGCTGTTAGAAGAAACACTACACGAGCCTTTTATAAGTTTTAAAGATACTCTTATTTGTGACAGAGCAGTTGCATTACCTAAAGAATATAATGCAAACAGACGCGAAGCAATGCACCCTTACACCAAAGCAATAACAATGGATAGTGGTTGGCGTTGGCAAATACCTACATGGAGTAGAATTGGTAATGGCTATGTTTATTCAAGTAAACACTGTACACCCGAACAAGCAGAACAACAACTACGTGATGCTATAGGTGAACATGATGCAGAAGCAAATCATTTGCACATGAAAATAGGAAAACACAAAAATATTGCCGTAAAAAATGTTTATGCTGTTGGACTAAGTGCAGGATTTGTTGAGCCTTTAGAAGCAACAGGTATTACATTTACAACAAAGGCAGTACAAAATCTAACTAGAATAATATTACAAAAAAATGGAATGTATAACAATGATAGCAGAGAATATCTCAGTAGAGAGTTTGAAACTATGATTGACGAAATACACAATTTTATCTTCATACACTATGATCTATGTTATAGAAACGATACCGAATTTTGGAAAGATGTGCATAGTATTAAACAACCACCTAGTGTAGAAAAAATTTATAGAATGTTTAAACCAGCACCTCCTCCTGCACTACATATGAAAGGATACTTTGATATGTTTCATGTAGGGCAATGGTTTGAATTGTTATTCCTAATGGGATTCTATGATGATACTAATTTAGAAATAACAGATGCTGTTAAAAAGTACGGTGAATTATCCTACAATCTCTACAAAACAAAAACAGATGCACAGTTACAAGCCTTTCCTAATCATGCATTATATTTGAGAGATTGGTACAAATGATTAGTGATTGGATCGGCACGTGGAATGTAGATGATTTAAATGAATGGAGAAAGAAAATTGATTCTTTTTTCAATCATAAAGTTGAATGGCATTCTGTAATATGTTGGAAAAATGCAAAAGAAAGATTTGTGTATAAAAATCTTAATATGTTGCACCCAGACACAATACCAGATTTAACATCAAAATTTCCAGACTGTTTTTATTTTATTGTACAGTCAAAGTCTATGCTAGAATGGGGGAAAACACGTGATATTAATAAAGTTTTTCCAACTAAACAATTAATTGGTAACGTTGAAATACCTGATTTATTAATTGACAACGATGAAAATCGATTAGTATTTGAACTAGATACCAATCACTTTACTACTAAAAAAACATTTACACAGATTGACTTGCATACTGAAGATATGTTTGCAGTGTCAACACAAAAAGTTTTAATTGATTTTGAAAATAAAATGTTTATTAGTAGTATTATAGATGGCGAACAAAAATATAATCACCATTTATCAATCGGACAATGAAATCCTTTTACCTTAGTTTTTAAAGGTACAATACACCAGCACTGTTTACATACTTGCATTTCTTTACTGTAGTGTTCGCATTTTAGACAAATTTCAACTCTTGCTTTGTGCTCTTGTTCGTTACACAAAACGTCGGCTTTTAATTTGGAAAGTTTGTTTTCAAATTTTTCGCCAAATAAATCAGCAAACCAACTCATACAATTAAGTCCAAAATAGTTTGTAATTTATCTTTGATTGTTTTATTTTGTAAGGTATTACGTAACCCAACATGTAAAGGTTTAGGCCAACAATTAACATTTGTCCATGCATACCCCGAATGCTCGCTGTTAAGCGTTGGAATAAATTCATTATCAACAATAGCAAGATAGGTATGAAAGAAGAATTTACTGTCGTTTGATGTAAACATTTCTAAAGGAATTACTTTTTTGATTGGAGGTGTTTTACCAACTTCTTCACTGATTTCTCTTTGAAGTGCTTTCCATGGAGTTTCGTTACCTTCTGCCATGCCTCCAACTAGGCCCCATTGCCCTGCTGTTTTTGTTTTGGTACGTTCGAGGAATAAAAATCGTTTGGTATTACGTGCATAAAATAATGCACCCGAGCAAACAATGTTTTTATCGTTTATAGTACTAGACGCCATGACCCTTTTTGATATTCACCTTCATAACTTTTTAACCAAGCACCAGAAGTGTATTTGTACTGTATGCCTGTATATGTATTAGTTATGTAGACAGGGTCTTGTGCCACGCTAGAATCGGCACGTTCGTCGTTTGATCCAGCATCAAACGTAATTTCCCAAGAAGAACCGTTCCAAGTTATAATGTCGTTTGTGCTTGCCTGTAGCAATGTTCCGTCAGCATTTTGCCAAGCGTTCATATTAAAATCACTACTATCGTTTTTAATGTGCTGATGAATATCATTTAGTATTAGATATCTTGTTCCTGCTTGCGATGGTCCAAGATTAGGATTGAATTTTAATGGATCAATAATTGCATCAACGGTACCTCTACTTGCAATACTGTCTGCTAAAATAGTATTACCTGGTACTGTATCGCTGTCAAAACTTAGCACCATTTCGGTATCGTCAGTAGGATTAACACTTGCAGTTGCAACTATTTCGTTACCGTCCGACTTTCTTAATCTTACAGTTGATAATCCTGCTCTAAATTTACCTGGATATTGATCAAGTAATTTATACCAACTAACAGGCTCACCGGTTCTATTAAATTCTCCCTCAGTTGGCTCTATAACACCTTCTGAAGGTGATAACAATCTTGCTGTATTGTTTAATACCAATAAACCAAAGTTTCCAGGTGTAACATTTACTGTTGCCATAGGATATGCCGCATCAATAAGACCGTCACTTATGCTTCCAGATTCATCAAATACACTCATAACAATACTTTCAATTACACCCAACTGTTTAACTTTTGCAGGAGGTGTTATCCATATAGGCATCGTAAATGTAAGTTCACCGATATCAATCTCTGTATCAGCACCTTGTGGTATGCTTCGTGTTGAATAATTTACACTAGACAATTCAATTAAACTTAAACTGGTCCAATCAATATAATTTGCAGTGCTTTGAATTTCTAAACTAGGATTAAACAATACCAACATTTGTTCCATGATCTGCAATTTTTGATCTGTATTAGTTGACCAAATATCGCATTTCATTTGTAGATTAAATGGAACAGGCATAAGTCTTTCAACTGTATAGCCTGGACCTTGTGTTTGCAAATATTCACCTGTTGCTTCGTCATAGTCTCTTTCACGAAGGTGTACTTTGCTTACGTGTGTAGGATTTTGTACTCTATCACGTGCATATTCTAATCCTGTAATATAACAACTAATACGTGGAGCACTAATAACTTTATTTTCTGAGTTATCACGAATAATATGTGCAACTTGACGTGTGAGATTTCCGTAACTAGTTGGAATCTTTCGAATCGTACCAGCATTGTCTTTGTAACTAAAATTGCTCATTACACGAATAAACTGTGTAACAAAGCGTCTTATTTGTCCGTCATAAAAATGTTGCATTAATTATCTGCCTTAGGTTTAAGTACCTGTGATAGTGCTTGTCTTTCAGTAACTTGTTTATCGTTAATTGTATTGGTATTAGTATTGTTGATAAAAGTACCAATTTGTGTTTTTGCATTATCACTGCTCGGAGTTTCTACTCTTACAGCATCTTCATATTTAACCCATCTATTACCATTGTATCTAAAAAGTCTATTTGGAAAATAATCAGTTCTTAGATAAAATTCGCCTTCGCTGGCATTTAATGGAAATTGACTGCCGAATCCATATAATGCTCCGTTCGGTGGAACACCTTGATCTGTTAAGTAACCAACATAGAAATTTCCTTTGGCTGTTTTTAGCGTAGGAGTACTCGATCCGTCATCATTAATATCAACGTTGCCTTTAGAATCCGTAGGCACAACAAAATATTGCTTAGTATCATATCCACTAACAACTGGTTGACTCGGATCGCCTGTTATGTCTTCATTTGCTTGGTTAAGAACTGCTTGATTAATTTGCATTTCTTTTTCGTATGTTGAAAGAACGTCACGTATAGTTGATCCTGTTCCTTCGCCGCTATCTTTGTCAAAAATTTCTTTAAATTCTTGGCTGTCTACAATTGGTTTACATTTAACTCTTAATAAGTGTGGATACCAAGTTTGTGAAAATCCTTCTGCACTTCTATTAACATCTTCAATTACATAAAAACGTTTAAGTGCTACACTATAATCATTAAGAGCATATTCGTCTTTTAAGTGAGGCAGTTCTAATACATCCCCACTCATTAGTTTTCTACCTAATGCTTCTACAGAACCGTTTAAATGGAATGTTACAAAAATAGTATCATTCTGTAAAAACATTCCAAATTGACTTAGATCGAAGTCTAAATCTTGCACATTATAGATACCACGTATAACGTAAACATCGTCTGAATATTTTCTATCTCTGTTTTCTAAAAATAGCAAGTCCTGTATTTTGGTTTCGGGTATATCATTGGTTCCGCGTGGTTGCGAAGCAGTTGCATTGTCACCCGGATCCACAGGACCCTCATATTTGTGTACAAATATGTCTGTACCCCCGACCTGGAACGCTTCATTAACGTTTCTGTCAATAAAGCGATAGTCAGCGGATTTCTCTGGTTTGTATAAACTTAATCTTGGCATCGTAATAGTATTTATTGAATAAATATGTTTAGCAAAGGAAACTTATATGAGTGATTTAGAAAACAAAAAGCAGTCAGTTTTTAACTATGTTCGCACACTTTTAGGCGACGGAATGATCGATATTGAACTCGATCCAAATCACTATGAAGTAGCACTAGAAAAAGCACTAGGCAAATACAGACAACGTGCTGAAAATGCTGTGGAAGAATCCTATGCTATACTAGAATTACAAGAAGATACCAACGATTATATTCTTCCAAACGAAGTTATGGAAGTGAGAGAATTGTTTAGACGTTCAATTGGTTCTAGAAGCGGTGGCGGAGATGGAGGCACATTATTTGAACCCTTCAATCTAGCCTATGCTAACACATACTTGCTCAGTTCAACACAGATGGGTGGACTTTCAACTTATTATGCATTTGCTGGTTATCAAGAATTAGTGGGCAAAATGTTTGGAAGTTTTATCAACTTTAAATTTGATCCTGTAAGTAAAAAACTTACAATTATGCAACGCCCAAGAGGTGATGAACAAATCTTAATGCAAATATACAATCAACGTCCAGATTTTAATTTACTTTCAGATCCATATGCTGGACAATGGTTAAAAGATTATACACTAGCAGTTAGCAAATATATGCTAGGAGAAGCACGTAGCAAGTTTGCTACAATTTCAACACCACAGGGCGGAACTTCACTAAATGGCGATGCACTTAAAGCAGATGCCATGGCTGAAATGGAGAAACTGGAAATGGATTTGGCAAATTACATAGATGGTTCTAAACCATTATCTTTTGTAATTGGCTAAAAACTACTTGACTTTCCACATTAATGACTATACAATTTAAGGATACTTTTAATAAAGGATCTTTTATGATAATTGGTATTTGTGGGTTGATTGGTTCAGGTAAAGGAACCGTTGCAGACTTCTTGGTAGAGCAAAGAGGCTTTACAAAAATATCATTTGCAGATAAACTTAAAGACGGTGTTGCTAGTGTATTTGGCTGGAATCGAGAAATGCTAGAAGGCAACACGGATGACTCACGTGCTTGGCGCG